AGTTCCTATCTGACAGACGTAGCTGAAGTAGCCTTGAAGAAGGTTTCTCAGTCCAGTGTTTCCGGTGGCCCTATGTTGGCTTTTCCGGGTAGCCCGGTTCTCCACAAGGAAGGGAATTTGGGACTGCGTTCGGAGGTGGTTGACCTCTATGATCAGGACCGGGCCGCACGCGCCTACATCGAGTTCTACAACGAGGCTATCGTTGCCTTAGAGCAGGTTCTGGAAACCATTGATGGGCGCTTAATCGGAGATAAGGACGGCAAGTTCCGCTTCTTTATCGGTCATGGCAAGCGGTACTACCCTCCCGGCTACGAAGATGAAATTACCGGTAACCTGAACAACCGCCTTATTTGGAGGTTCATTCTGGATTCGTGGGGTCCAGATTTGGGTACTGGCTACTTCAAGCAAAAAGACCCTGTGGTGAATCCGTTGACTTTGGTGGTGGACCCCACGGGAGAAGAACCGCAATCAGTAGACGGCGAAGCGGCTAACCCGGTGTTTCTCGATTTCTTTATCAATCGTCAGAAGTACCGAGTCAAAAATGACATGGACGACATTCTTCTGACCGGGTTGAAAAGACCTAAGATGTTGTTGGGTCTTTTCCCTATTCCTTCGACCAGGGGTCGCTATGAGGAAATGTGGGAAAACCATGATTTTTCTCGCCTCTATCCCGAACGCACCAAACACTTTTCGCGTCTTTTCCCAGGCTTGGAGTCAGTAGTTGATCCCGTTTCTGGTGGTTTCAGCAACCCCGGCTACTACTCCTTTGGCCGTAAGCAAGAAGTTCCAGGCCCGAACCCTGGGGAGACGCAAACCACAACGGCACGGACGATAGGGCGTCCTATCGGGCAGCTTTCCAATCCGGCTTTGGAGGAATTGACACGGCTTACTGATGTCTCCATCCAGCCTCGTTTAGCAAGGGCTCGTATTTGGGAGTACCACCCTAAGGGGTATTCGGGAGGGAGTTCCTCCACCTCAGGCCCTACTCTTGTTGCCACGCCCTTACCGTTTTCCGAATTTCCTATTGATCCCACGACTGGCGTACCGGATGCCCCCCTTCTGATTAGCGGTGGAGGGGCCTTTGCTGATCTTGTGAGCGGGGATGCAGACCAGTCTACGCCAGGGTTCGTTTCGGGTGATCGCGTTGCTTTTGGCACCCCCAACGGCCAGACCTTTTCCCTGTACGAGACAGCCGACAATACGTTTGTGTTGGTGGATGAGATTATCGACGGTTTCGTTATTACGCTGAAACGGGCATCTGATAACGCTGGCATCACCTCTGCTTCACGGATTTCCACTTCTTTGACTGGTATCGCAGGGGAATGGGAGCCGGTCCAAGGGGATACTATCTATGTCGTTCCTCCCGTAGCGTTTCCCACAGAAGGAGATATTCCGGGTTCTGGGGATAGCCCTACCATGGAGCAATCCGGGCAATTCAGCGGCAGCATCCCTGACTATCGAATGGGTTTCGATGTAAAGGCTCGTAATAAGAGCGGGGCCATCATTGATCTGTCTCTTCCCGATGACAAAGATGATTTTCCACTCCCCCTTCAGTCATGGTTGGGCCAGAACCCTCCTTCCCCTCTTTCTGCAATTGAAGGGGTAGCGGAGTTTATCAATACTGATGAGGCACCCCTTCAATTACCGTGTTTGAAGGGTGAGGCAGCAGATGATTCTGGGGAGATAACCATCCCTTATCTGCGATCAGCCGATAGTGAATTGGTGGTTCTCAAGAACGTGGGTGCCTCAGCTTTTAGCGTGTTAGCCGACGCGCCTTTACCGACTCACAATATTCCTGATTTCTTACAGGTTCCCGCCATAGAGCTACAGGTCATCGATCCGAGCTACGACTTTTTGTCTGTTTACCCTGATGAGATTTTAGGGACCGATGGCAATATCACCGAGTTTACTGCCACGACCGTAGATCAGAATCCGGCAACTCTATACACCGCACAAGATGTGCGTCCTGTGGAAACGGCGGGAACCTACACCGCTGAAAGCGGGGAGGGGGATTTACGTCGCGGGGATCTGCTGTTTGTGCAAGCTGCCGATCAGTCCGACATGCCCTTTGTGGGAGGCACAGGGATTCAAACCGTAGGTGATACAGCGGGACACACCGGCACCGGAACCGCCCAATCTACCATTGAGATCCCACGCTTTATCAGCCCTACTCATAGAGGTCATCTCCATTGGTACACGGTGAACAACCTGTATGGGCATAAAGGACCGTTGAATACTGGAGTACAGGTAACGGAGACCACTCTTACTGTTCCTGTTGCCGGTTTCCAGACCACGTTTTCCTTTACCGGCATCACCCTTAATGACGGGAACGGGACCACTTTTGATGAGGGGGGTGTCGCAGAAATCTTAGGGGTGGCAGGGTTCTCTGTTGCCTCTAACAACAATGCTGTCATCATCAATATCTATGACCCGGACCCGAATATATCGGGAGCAGCCGCTTGGTTGGGGAGAGTGGTGATTACGAGGGCAAGCGCCTCTCCCCTCACTAATCTTTATGTGGATGTTGGTGGCGGCGTCATTCCGATGCCGTATTGGAACACGGGGGTTCCCACACAGGTCTTGGCAGTTATTGACACAGCAACGACGGGGACTGTGGTTATCAATACCACAAGCTCCGTGCTGCTCCAGTTAGGGCTCGATCCAACAGCACACTACGACTACACCATCTCTCTGGATACCTACATTGACGCTGATACTGCCGCCGCTACTGGGGGGGCTATTGTCTCTCCTTCGGGGGACGGCAGCGCAACAGCTTTTATTGGTCGAGATAGGCTGACTTTCAGTGAAGCAGTAGCGATGGAGTGGGCCTTACCCCGCTCTACGCATCCCGGTGATGGTGTTGGGGGCGATGATTTGGGAATGCAGTTGAATGTCGCCGTATCCCCTATGGGATACATCGCTGGCCCTCCGTCGTATCTCAGCACCATAAATTCTGCGACCTCAATGAATGGGGGTACATACCTCACTTTCTTGGAACGGTGGTCTGGAGGAAACGAGTATGTAGGTACTTTTACTCCCGCTACTGCTCCCGGCGCAGGGGATGAGGTAGGCACCGTCCGAGCGATGTCTTGGGAAGGGAATGATAACGCACCCCTTACAGGAGGAGCTTCAGGGCTTATTTTCTCATCCGCTCCGTCATCTAACTTACGGGATGCAGCGGCCTATGACATCTACACGGCCCGAGGGGACTTCTATGATTCCGACTATACGGTAACTCCCTTGGGGATCAAGCCGTGGATCACCAATCTGACTACTTTCAATGGAAATTTAGCCCGCATTGAGAGTGGCGACATTGTGGTGGTCGAAGGGGCTGATGAAAACCTCATTCGGGAAGAAACCTACGGAGCTACTAAAACTGGCACCTACTTGGTACGTCATGCAATTCCATCCACCACCACGTTTGCCGGGTCCAGTGGTGAAGTCTATTCCGCATATGAATCTGGAGTAGACGATGGGGAGGCAGAAGTTTCTGCTGGTAATAAGGGGCTCTTTGATCTGAGGTTCCCAGAAGTAGGGTCGTTGGATGTCACTTATGACGGGTCTGGCAACGTCACGGCCATGACCCTCAATCTAAAGAATGTTCCCAAGGCGCTAAATCTTGATGACCCGGATGTTTTCCCCCTCCCCCCATCCCAAAATATTTTCCGACCCTTTGCGGGGACTGGGAGGGTTTACTTTATCTTTGATGCTCAATACGCCACTTACGACTCAACCATAGTTGTACCGGCAGATCGCTATACCGTAGTTCCCACCTCTGTTTATTCCATTGACTTCACTTCTTACACGCAAGTGATAGGAGAGACGACTGCCACAATGGTGCTTGATGTATCCGCTCCGGCTAAAGACGCTGAGGATGTGGATGTGGCACTGGAGGACTTTGCTCCTAAAATTATCTCGGGCACCACTATTTCTGGAATGATTCGTTTTATGGTTGGGGCGCTCCAAGACGAGGTTACCGATTACGCGGGTTTCCCTTCCAACAATGTTGTGGGTCTCGACCTTACGAGCGCAGGGGACGACGCCACTTTCGGTTTTGCGTACATGACCATCGGTAACCGCTTGCTTAGAGACAGTGCCTCGCTGGCTCGACCCGAGCCGATGTTGACTTTTAGCCCTCCCGCAGCCACACTTCCACCCATTACCGATCCTCAACCGATTAGATCGGGCAGCACGTTCAACATCAGTCCTGCCCGAGCCTTCGATATTAAGTTCCGTGACCCTCAGACGAGCCAAGCCTTTGTGGAGGAGAAGAAAAGGGTTCTTTATGGGAGATTTAACACACGCAATCTGACCCCTACTAATAGTGTCCACTCCGGGGTGCCCCTTTTGGTCAGTGTTGGTGGTTTTGCTGACCAACAGTGGGACTATATTCATTTTACATATGATCCTACAGTCCCAGCCTACCCGCCACCGACCAATAGATTACAGTGTCTTCTCCCTGGCGATATATGGAAAGCCGCTGATAGTCTCGGTCCTACCGCTCTCCCCACTGTTGACGGTTTGGTGTTGCTGGCAGGGGTGTTCATGGAGCCCTCCTTCCCGAAACCGACCACAGATATCAGGATGCTTGGTGCTCCTCAGCCTCATGTGGTTACGGCCAGCCATCCGCTAACGGGTACTTATACTGACGTTTTGGGTACTCGGTCAGCAAGCGATTTCAGCACCTACACGGATACTTGGGAACCTGTTTCCTTCTATGTTCGTCGGATTCGACGCTTCCATGATGCCCAAGCAACCGTCACTGGATACTTGGAAAAACTACGGTATCTCTATAAGATTCGGCGCGGTGATTTCGATAGTTATGCCGTTGCCACTCGTACTTTTACCGCAGGAATAGCGACTTACGGGGCCGCTACTAATCTGGGAGCCTTTGATGTAGAGGAAGTAAACATCAACCCCGGTGACACCCTCAGGGTGTTTGATACGAATGGCACCTTGATGGACGAGGCTGAGATTCAGAAGGTGGATGGAACCACCACCCTCATTCTTCACCGTCCCGGCCTTACCGCTGATTTAGCAACGGCGACCTCTTTTGAGGTTTACTTGAGGCAGCCCTTTGTTCCCCATGAACAATCCAATGAACAACTGCTGGATCTTCTGACAGAAGAAGTGGTGTATAGCCGTTCTGTTACCTATCCTGAGGCTGCTGTGACACCAGTAGACGGTGGATTTGTGGACGGCTACCCGGTAGATGCCACCCCACACGGGCTTCAAGATCCCGATATCAGCCCCACCGGTACTTACGATAGTTGGGAGGCGGTTGGAGTACAGGCCAACGATTACCTCATCGTAGATCCCGCAGGGCCTCTTTACGACAAGAAAATTGAAATGGGAACACGCCCCATCGGAGATCAATCAGTCGATGGTCGGACACCAGAACACATCGTCTATCCGCAAGCCATTACAGACGATAACCGAGGCTTTTACAAGGTAGGGGAATTGGATGAGGACTACCCCGTTATTCTCCCTCTCTCGGGAGCCTGTATTTTCGCTGGGAATGCCCAAGATGGGTCTGACGACATAGTGTTCGGCATGGAAGGGGTAAGTGGGGGAACACCTTTCAACTCGGAATACGTTGTACTGCCCACCGTGCATGGTTCTTTACTGACCTCAGCAACGGATAGCAGAGAAGGTCAGCAAGGGCTCCGTCCTACGGCTCCTCCTGTGGATGATGGAAGCGGCACATTGGTCTACCGCGAGCGAACAACGGATAGTCCTGCGCTGAATTTGTACCGGAGTGTTCAGCCTTTCGGATACAAAATCATCCGTCCCTCCACGCTCTTTAGCCCCGAAGCGACGGACACCATTCTCTTTATGCGGGAGCGGTTGCTTTCGTGGATGGAAGAGATTGATGGTATTTACGATAAATCAGGAAGCTACTACATCTTCCAGCAGGAGGACCAGATTGATGATCTGGGGAATAGTTTGCTGCCTTCTTCTGGTCTTGGGCTTTTGACCAACCGTGTCTTGACGAGTTTCCGGGGCTTGAAAGAATATAGTCCTTATGCCAACACCGATGACTGCCTGAGTGTTTTAGGCCGACGATTCTGGATTCTGGATTTCACTTTGGATAGCGAAATCCCCCCGGCTCCAGCTACGTTTGCCTACACCGCTTTCAGCACCGGAACCTTTGGGCAACGTCCTGTGCTGATTGGGTACATAAATGACATTTTGGACAACAACGATAAGCTGCGTGAGCTTCGCTACTCATGGATCGCTTTCCGGGCTGATCGACAAGACGGGTCTATCGTAGTGGCACGCAGAGCAAAGAGAAGACTTCCACGCAATTTGCGGAAGCAGCTTGAACTTATCGAGCAACAAAAGTCATTAGGTTCATAGGCGAACCCCCTCCCCCTTCTGGTCGGTAGGGTGTTTGTCGAACCAACTCTGTAGGAGAGTGTCCAATGACCCCCGAGGAAATGCGGAAAAAGCTGCGTGAAGCAGGGGTTCCTGTGGATGGGAAATGGGACGACCGCCCGGAGCAGGATGCTAAATCTCCCATTGTGGAAAAGCAGAAGAAGCTCCTGGGGAATATTGAGAAAATACTTGAGCAACAAGTATTAGAGGATCAACAAAAGCTGGCTGAATTGCATATCGCCCTCCAACGCTTGAAGCATGGTGGAGGGGGGTGATCTATGGCTGACAAAGAATGGGTCACTATACAGCCTGATCTCAGCAAGTTGCTGGAACCCGTAAATAAGGTCATTGCGGCTATTGATGGGGTTTTATCCGCTCTCATCGCGATTTTGAATATCGTGCAGGTTATTCTGAACGTCATCAAAGCGTTCTTGCTTGGGTTTCTGGATCCTATTCGGGCCATCATTGAAGCCATCATCGCAGAGATCAGGAACATCATCCATGATCTAAAGAATCTTGGTGGGTACTTCATCGGGGATATAGGTCTTTGTAAATCCCCCTTCTTGGAGTTGAGGGGAGGTTTTTCTGCGTTTGAGAGACGGTCCTTGCGGCGTCTTTTAGATACGAGAGATCCTAATAGACCTGACTTCACCACCTCAAGCGGTGTGATGGCAGTTTTCTTTTATATGTCTTCTCAGGATATTGGAGAGTTGATTGCCTTTATTCTACGCCTCCTCAAATTCTTTGGGCAGCTTGGGGATGTGTCTCCTTTTCCAGCCCCGGTCAATTTGGGCATCACTTACGGAGTAACCACCAATGTCCTAGGGCTTACGGGCTACTCCGCATTAAGTGAGGCGTCGTTTTCAGACGGTGTGCCTGATTCTGTCAAGATTTCTTGGAGCATTCCTCCCCCGCGAGGATTCTTTGGATTCACCCCTCAACCCAAAGGATTTCTCATTGAGATAAGCACATTCCCTGATGGGCAGGGTGTGGTCGGGCGCATTCCTCGGGATGATTTAAGCAGTAATCCCAATGTGCCTCCTTCGGTATGGCGGCCTGCGACTGATCCTACTACTAATGGGGTGTTGCGCTCTTACAGCGGGGCAACCCTTTTCGGCCCAAGCATAGGAACCTTAGCGACTCTTTCTTACAATAATCCCCAGTGTGTGAATCTCTACTTGATGAGTGACTCTAACAGCATCCCGTGGCTTATTGGAGATGCGGCAGTGGAGGGGGTGAACGGGGCAGCTTTCTATGTAAAAGCTGGGTTTATGTCATCGGTTCTCCCCTCCCAGGAATTTTCCGTTGTGGTGAAAACCCAACATCTTCCTAAGAAGTGGAAAATGGGTTCTGATATGGTCACCCTGCATGACGAACCCTTGTTTAGAGGCCCTTATTCTGTACGGGTTCGCGCAATAGGGAAGGACATCAATGATTATGTAGAGGGCCGATACTTGAGTGTTGGATCTGGAACAATCGCAGATCCTTATGTTCTTAAACTCGGGGATCTTCCATTATGGAATTTCACAGTTGAATCCCTCACCGCAGCCAAAACCGCTCTTTTGAAGCCTGTTCTTCCAATGGGGTCAAATGGCCCAGACTTCACTTTGTGTATGAGTGCCCCGAGCCAGTCTCTTGAATTTTCGATGCCCAACGAAAAGATGGGGAAGTACATCGAAACCGTCCAAGCGGCGATCTTGATCACTATCCTGTGTAGGTTGGAGTTACCGTCAGGTGCTTTCTACAACCCCGACAACCCTGTGGAAGACTATTTTATCGCCTATGCCGGTACCGCCAATGAGGAGATCAAGGCAAGGCTGGCCGGAAAGGAAGGGGCGGGTGCCATAAAAAGAAGTGAAGTTTTTTCAACGGGGTGTGTGGCACCGTGGTTCCGATCCGGTACTGCGGCTGGCTTTCCTTCTTCCTTGAGAGACTTCGCGCAAAAAGCATTCCCTCTGTTCAACGTGACACCCAGATTTTTCAATGGGGTGTATCCCGATACTTTCAGGAAGAAAGTAAAAAATGTTCTCCTATTAGTAGCCCGTAAGCTCATCGAAGCAGGCCCTCCCACAGATGAGTTGATAGACTTGGTTGTAGCGCATTACGACACCCTTGTGGGTATAGAGGTGAGCACGCTGGTATACGAATATGACCCCACTTGGAGGCTCCTGATGAAAGGGGGAACCCTTATGAATTTCATCGGGTTCGGGAGTCATGACGATAAGCCATCCGAAACCGATTTGTATGGGATAGGGGCCAACCCTATGTGTCGTAGCCTTCCTAAAGAAACCTTAGAACAGTGGTACACGAGCAGCGGCGGCATCACGGTTGACAGCCCAAAATCTACGACCCCTGGTCCGGCACGGGGTTGGTCATTCATGGTGTCGGATTCGCTTATTATTTCTCAGAGTGTGGGAACCATGGCGCATACAAACTTTGTCATGGGAGAGGGCAGTGCGGATTTCTCCCCTATTTTCTACTCCGACGACTCCGAGCAGAAGTCCTCCGCTTTTATTCGGAATGTGATCTATGACTACGATCAGGCCCAAGATGATGCCACGAAGAAACTTGGTACATCAGCGGCAGAAGTCCTCCAAATAGCGTCTGTCGGTCTTTTGCGGGGAGTAGGGGATAGCGAATGGGTCGCCTTTCGTATCTTGGGGAATCAACTTGTCCCACTGGAAGAATTGTTGGACAAGATCGAGAAGTTCTTGTTGGGAATCTTGGACATGCTCCAAGGGATGATTGATAAAATCATCGCTTACATCGAAGCAATCCAAGCCCGTATCTACCAGCTTCAAGCTCTTATCAACATGATCCGTGCCTTGTTGAATGCCCTTTCTATGTTCACATTGCCCTCGTTGTCAGGGCTTGTTTTGGTCGAAGCTGGAACCGCAGGGATTGTGTCGGGCCTAATGTCTGCAACCAACAAACCGGTAGATTCTTCTGCGGCTTACGGGGCTGGCGTTACCCTGGTGGCGGGCGGGATGCCTCTTATCTTGTTGGAACTCATAGCTGCGATATTCCCCAAGGTAGAAGAGTCCTCTCTTACTGAATAAGGATAACAACATGGCTTCTTTTTCATTTTTGGGGTGTTTTCGGGAAGGTCAGTGGAGGGCTTTTCGGAGATTTATGCTGGAAGAAAGAAGGGATGCGGCTTCTCGGATCAATATGATTTTTAAGGAGTTGGACCGTATTGGGGATGTGCGAATCATGTACACCTCTGAAGCCGATCCTGAAAATCCTGCAAACACCGTTCTCAATGAAAAGAGGCGCGGGATAATGGTCGATGGCGAGACTTCTGTGGGTAAATTGGTAGCGGCTTATACTGCTATGGGGGGTAATCCCTTTGATATTTCGATGTTCCTCATACCCGATTCAGCCTTTGCTGAGGTGATAGAGGGAGAGCAGGGCATCGAACTTATCCCCACACAGCCTGGAAGTGGTCTTCTTTACATGGACCCTATCCAGTATAACTTTTCTTCTTCGGCCCAAGAAGGAGCGAGCATTCTGAAATACGATCCCAAACGTACTGATGGTCTTAGCCCTACTGGAGATCGTCGGGACGCCGACATTATCCAACGTGCAAGGCAGGCGATCACGAAAGAAATGCGGTACAAGCGATGGGATTTGGAAGCTCGCATCATCAAACTCATGGATTTGCGAGAGCAGCTTTTAGAAGAGGTTTCCGACATCGTGTGGGCCTCTGGGCCTTCTCAAACCCTTCCGGCTACTTACCAAGAAGATTTCTTCGGTTTGCCGAATGTCGCCGCTCGCATTGCCTACCGCTTTGACGCCATCTTCCGCATCCCCGAAACTGATGGGGATGTGCCCCTGACTACAGAGGTGAACCTCCCCAACCTCAGCAAGCACAAAAACTTGATGACTGATAATGAGGATGGGCAGGAAGATTGGTACGGGGGGTGACGGTGGGGTGTCTATGAGCGCAGAAAGGGGAAGGAGTTACCTTTGAGTCAAGATATCCACATTGCTCATCCATGCCCCCATTTGATTATGGAAGAGCCGGTTAGTTTGGGCTCTGATCGGCAAACGATGGCCCTTAAAGCGTCGGTCGCCAACTCCAGCGGGGTCTTGCTTTTAGCCAATGACCAAACCTACATCCCACGTAGGGGGGTGTCTTACCCGGCTTCCTTGAACGCTGCTTATGCCGGTTCTTATCGAATTGAACGGTGTAGTGGGAGGCTTGGTGCGGCCAATAATGACATTACAATCACCACCAATGCGGGAAGCGTGACCGTATCTTTACCGACCGGCAACCGGGTTCAGATTGAGGATGTGATTCGTGTTCTCAAAACCACTACCCAACTGGTTTCTCCTTCTTCATTGAAGGGGGTTTTGGTTTTCACCGAAACAGCAGAAGTGGGGCCACCCTCTTTTATCCGGGTATCCGGTAAGGGGTCAGATGCATTGGGGTTCCAGCAGAAGGGAATGCGCGGAAGAGAGGGGTACCCCCCCTGGAATTTATACCCCACTACACGGGTTTATCCGGCTGTTCGGGGGCCTCTCCGTGCCTATAAACAAAAAGTTTGGGAGCCCAAGTTTCTTAAACCCTTGAAGACCAACCCCACTTTGAAAGTTACTTATGTATCCCCCCCTGATGTGTGTCCTCGATGCCAAGGCACCTATGTAGAGAACGATTATCGGTTTAATACGGAGGGGGGGGTTATTCTCGTTAAAGACAACAATCTCCTTTATCAAATGTGCCTCAAAGCCATTCTGACGGAAAAAGGTTCTAACCCATATCATCCCGGTTACGGTTGTACCCTCTTGTCCCGTATTGGGGCTAAACGTACATCTACGGTGGCTAGTGCCATGAAGGATGACGTGAATGCGGCATTGCTGCGAGCACAAGACATCCAAACTCAACAACGTAAATATCAGTTGGTTTCCGCTAAAGAAACCTTATACGCGGTTAATGGGGTGGATGTTCGGGCTGATCCAAATGACCCCACGGCATTCTTCATCGACGTAGCGGTTCAAAGTGCTTCTAACACCCCGATTGCGCTTTCTATTGTTTTCACGGTGCCGGGAGCGGTGGCGTTAGGCGGTTCCACTGGCCTTCCTTTAGGGTTGGAGGCTACGGGCGTTAGCACCAATCAAGCTGACAGCCTCTTCTATGGCACTAGGCTATGAAAAATGACCACCACTAACCCCACCATTCTTGGCCCCGATGGGGTTTACCATACGGAAGTGTTTTTCACGACCACTTCTTCAGAGAGGTTCTTTGAAGGAGAGGTAAGTCCCATTGCCGTAGAGATGCAGGTTTCTATTGATGGGGGCGGGTACACCTCCGATCCCTCATTGGTATTTTTTGCAGACGGGAAGTGGGTTGTTCCCAACCCTACTTACAACCCTACGGGATTGGCCCTTTCTAATGGGGTCAATGACATTAGGGTGAGGGCTATCTTGCCGTCAGGCAGCACTACTCCAACGGCCCACGCTGAAGTAACCGTTGTTTCTTCTAATACCGACACTCTGGTAGAGGCTCCCACCAATATCTACTTGTCCCAAAATAATGATTCGGTGACAATCTACTCGGAACCAAGTGTCACTTCTTCTTTTGTGGGTTTGAATTTTTACGCTTCTGCTTATGCTGGTGGTGGTTCTACTGGGTATATCCGAGTCAATGTCAATGCGATCAGTGAGGGGGCAATCACCGAAGAAACCGAGAGCTTCGCTACTGTTTTGGGGGACATGGAGGTATCAGTAGATGAAAATGATGATCCCGTAGCTGATCCCATGTTCTTACGAATAGTGGCAACCCAAGAAGATTCAAATGAGACTATTCTAGCGACGAGCTACAACACTACTTTTGAAATCCCAGAGACAACTCGCAAGATGCAATTTTCGGGCACTTTGTCTTCTATTCGGCAAGTGACCCTTTATTCTTTTGAGCATAACCGTCGAAACAGCCCTACCAGTTTACCGGCTACGGTTAGGGTGAGTGCGTTTACCGCCCTGGATCCGACTACTTCTCTTTATTATGTTGTGAGTGCGGTCTACTACGACAGTGCCACCACCACAGAATATGAATCCGCTTATTCCCCTGAAGTGGTGGGACATCCTCTTTCAGTAACCTCTACCATTTCCTCTTTGCCGGTAGCTTCTAACCGAGACATTCTCCAGAGCTTCATCACGGCTATCTTTAGGTCCAACCCACAAATCAAAGTGGAACCTGGATCTGTTCTTAGAGACACTGTTATTGATCCCTTTGCTTCTGAAAGTGAGCGTATCCGTTTCTTACTGGACTTCTTCAATCGAGCCCGCACCCCCACCCTTCTTCTTCAAATAGACGATCCTACTAATGCGAATGTATCTGTTGGGGTTCCGAGTTCTCCTTACAAACAAGCCTTAATGCAGGCTTTGTATGTAAAGTCCGAAGTCACTCTACAATCAGTCATTGATGCAGCGTTTGATGCTTACGGGAGCAACTTCGGCATCAAGCGGAAAAGTGGGGTGGCGGCTGTAGGAGAAGTTACTTTTTTCACTTCTCGTAAACCCACAGCCACCATCGTCTTCCCCATAGGAACGATAGTGGGGGGCGGAAGCGTTCAATTTAGCGTGACTAAAGCAGGGACCATTCCTCTTAGTCAGCTTGCTTCTTTTTACGACCCAATTACCCAAAGGTATTCGATTACGCTTCCTGTTGTCTCTTCCGCAACAGGATCAACAGGGAACATGGGGGCGGGACAGGTAAAAAGTATTGTGAGTTCGATTGCGGGTTCTTTTTCCGTGACCAATCAGGGAGCATTCTTTGGAGGCACCGACAGAGAATCTAATCTAGCCCTAACTATCCGTATTCAGAACGCCTTGGCTTCGGTAGATTCGGGGACAGTCCAAGGCTATTTACAAACGGCTGCCGACGTGCCCGGAGTAGTTAAAGCCAATGTTGTAGGTGCGGGGGATCCTTTGATGCAAAGGGATCTGGATAATAAGGGTATTCATCATGGGGGGAAGGTGGATGTGTGGGTTCAGGGCTCTAGCCTTGCTACTGTTAGTGACACCTTTGCGTTTTCATACGTTATTGCTCAAGATATCCAGTTCCAAACTGTAGGGGATGTAGCCGACCTTACGTTTATGGCTGTGGACCCTGAATTGTCCTCTTCTAACCCCATAGTGGAAATGTTAGATGATGCGGTGGCCGGGTATGAGTTGCGAAATGTAACTACGGGAGAAGTGTTTGACCTCACCGGGGTCACTTATTCTTCCTACAACACCATCACCCTTTCTACTGAGGTGGATCAACCCGAAGTTTCTCTTACTGATGTGGTGCTTGGTTCTTATCGTCGCAGGAAAGGAAATGTGTTTGTTCTCCTTCGTCAGCCGGTTTCAGCTATCACATCGGTGACCGGTACTGTGGCTGGTGCGTTGACCTCTACCTCGACCATATTAATTCACCCTAATGCGCCCCTTCGTCGAGGACGTTCCGCTTTGGCGGGGGATTACTTGAGTATTGTTTCTTATACGGATGAGGCCGGAAATACAGTCCCTTCTGGAACCCCTCTTGCTGTCAGCGGGGAAGAACATACGATGGTGGGTAGCTATCCAGTGTATTTGGATAATTTAGGGGCTAACTTTCTTACCATCAAGGTTTACAATTCTGACAGGAGTGTGGAATACAAAGGCCCTAATGACCCTTCTGGTGACCCTGATTACACCATTGACCTAGGATCAGAAACAGTAGCTGTCGCTCTCACTCGCACCACCACAGGTGATATTGCTAGCGGTTCCGTGATTGTGGTGGACTATGAACACGATGAAAACTTTACAGTCATCTACACCACCAATCTTATTGTTTCCACTACTCAGAACACAGTGGATGTGGATAAGCACGCGACCGCAGATGTCTTAGTGAAAGAAGCCTTCGATGTTCCTGTCGATTTAGACACGACGATTATCCTTTCAAAAGGGGCAGATAAGGCGACGGTGGATACGGATCTCCGCACAAATTTAGATAACTTTTTTGCCAATCTTCGCTTAGGAGATCCTGTGCGGCAATCTGATGTGATCAACGTCATGGAAAATGTAAGCAATATTTCTTACGTGGTTGTTCCTCTCACCAAAATGGTACGCCAAGACGGTGTGACCGTAGTGCGTGACCCTGTTTCTACTGACACCGCTGCCGAGAGCACTCTGGTAACATCTCTTTCTACAACTATTTCAGTGGTGTACCTTCTCACCAACCCGTTGAGTGCTGCTACGGTAGACGGGGGTGGTTCCACAGGTGCTTTCATTGGGGTGTTCCAAAACGACAAAGCCTTAGGTGTATTAACCGCAAGCTCTTCTTTAGGGTCTTTGGCATTGGATAGCGGGAGTGCTTACATCATTGGTTCAGGGGGACGTGCCATTGATGGGGTTAGCGACGACGCCACGCTAAGGGCGGCTGGCTACATTACAGATGCGGCGATTGAAGCGCGAAGATTAGAACTTACCGCCAATCATGTTTTGGTGTCTCTTAGCATAGGAGAAGCTCCTACTGACTACGCTTATGCTGTTACCTACGTGGTGTCTGGGGCTACCGGGGCTAACAACATTGATCCGGGGGGTGCGGAATACCTCTCCTTCGGAAACACCACCTTTACCTACACTTCCGAGTAAGGCTAAGAGCAGAGGACTTCTTCGCGCCATTCCCCAGCGATATCGCGAACCACTTTCAATATCCGTCCGATTTGGCTATTGGAACGTCCGAGATGGGCGGCTATCTCTGAGCGACGTTGGCCTTCGGCTAAAAGTTCCGCGCATTCCACCACCATATCCGCATCCATACCGTGTTGAACAGCGTACTGGCGTACTCGATAAGTAAGGTTTTTGGTCGCAGATGCCAGGAAGACCCCTTCCTCTTGAATAGGGTCTTCAATGGCCAGATCAGCCTCAGCAACGTCCAACACTTCGTCATCGTGGCCCATTACCCCAAAGACTTCATTTCTCCGTAAACGAGAGTAACGGCGATGGTAATTGCTGACGATACACCCACAGACCATGTGGACGTAGTGCCCAAAAGAAGATTTAGACGGATCAAAGGGACATTTCCCCATATTGCGAATGAGGAGCCCTTTGTAAATCTCTTGAAGCACGTCTTCGGGGTCGTATCCGTAACGGTAAACCCTTCGACTGAATCCCGCATAGAACAACTTGCGTACCTCGTGCCCGCGCTTGTGGAGATCCACTCCAGGGGGCGTGTGGATGGAAATAGCAGGAGAAGGAGTTTTGACAAGAGTGGGGGTGACGGCCACCGAAATGGGAGAGGTAGTGTCTTGCACCCATACCGAAAGCGGGGAAGAAGGGTGGAAAAGAGCTAAGGTGTCAATGGCCGGGTAGGACCGTCGCGCATGACGACCAATGCGGAAATACCGATCAAACGTGAGATGGGGATCACGGGTTTTGGTGTGGGGGGTTTTGGTTCCGTTTACCAATGCCATTATGGTCTGTCTGGCCGAGGGGTACATCACCGTTCCATCAGGCCACGCTACTCTAAACCCAGTAGGAGTCCCTATTACGCGATGGCCTCCATGCTCTCTTCGCGCAAAATAAACCCCTGCGGTACTGCCCATCTTCTCACCTCCAGTATTCAGCGAGGCTGTCGGTAAAATGCTGGCCTTCCGATTCCTGCTTAGGTGGAGTACCACGTTCGGAGACTCTTTGCACCCCCCTCTCTGAAAGCCCAACTACATACTGTATTTTCTCTAAATTAGGCTGCAAAATAGCTCGGGTAAGAGGTGGGGGCGGTGGCTTGTTTATGGGATTCCCTGTTCCAGAGGCGCTGTTTCAATGCTTTCTGACACCCCCGACCCCTTTTCCAACCGCACCGCAGGTTCAGTGGGAGATTGCTATGAAACCAATGGGCGGTACTTCATGGACCGGGCGCTGTTTCCAGGCAAAGACAAAAACCTTCGTTTGGTTCATGGTGAAGTGACGGGTCAAGGGCCATTGGAGGGGGTCAAGTATGGCCATGCTTGGGTGGAAGATGGCAACACCGTGATTGATGTTTCCAACGGAAAAAACGTGAAAATACCCAAAGAGGTCTACTACAATTTGGGCCAAATCAAGAAAAACAACAACATGCATGTTTATAAGCCGGAGGAATTTCGTCGGAAGGTAATGCAGCATGAGCATTGGGGTCCGTGGGATCTCCGCACCTCGACGGGGTTATGATGCGCCCTATTTTTACCAAGCTCCAAAAGAAACGGCAGAGAGTAAGTCCTGAGATTCTGGATCTGCTGGAAGATTCGGAACCGAGCGCCAAGAGGGTTGCTCGATGGTTTGGCCTAGACCCCAACAGAACTGCATCCCCAAGTGGGTTCATGTCTCAGTATCAGGGGCGCACTTGGCAGAACCCCATGGACCGGCACACTCGGGGTTGGTCCTTCAGGAATAATGAAGGGGGGGAGATGCCCATTATCCTCACGGATATGGAGGCTCGGAAATGGGATAGGGAAGACGCGATCTGGTTCAAGGCCATTATTTCCCCCGAGAAAAAGGGCGCAGGGATGGCATCCTATGTTCTTAAACAGATTGCAGAAATGGGGGATAAACACAAAGTCCTTATTTACTTGACGGCCAAGCCCTTTGGGAATGTCCCTAATCAGTTGAACAAGTCCCAACTCATGTCGTGGTACAAGCGTTACGGGTGGAAGAAAGGGGATAAAGATTACAGTGAGTCCTTGATCCGTTTCCCTAAAAGCTACGTGGAAGAGGAAAGGCTACGTGGAAGATGAGTGAGGCGAGGTTTTACCGCTCCCTGCACGGGAGGAACAAAGGCATCTTCTATCGGGGTGCCAAAGGATCTGGCCCTGGGGGTGGGTCAGGTTTGGGTGCCCTCGGAAGAGGTTTGTACCTGACTTGGGATGAAGGAATGGCCCGATTCTTTGCCGAAAGGAGCGGGGGGGAAGTGTTTGCCTACTCACTTCCTTCTAATCTCAAGTTGTTGGATGCTCAAAGCAAAGAGATGGCTGAGATCAAAGCAGAAATGGGATTCCAGCCTCATCAGTATTCTGACTCGCCTATGTACGCTTCGGTTGTGACTAACTCAGCGAAAGACCTTGGGTATGACGGGGTAATTAGCGACAAGGTGGCTGATGGGCTCGTCCTCTTTGATCCGAGGAAAGCCAAACTTATCCGAGATGCCTCTGCCGTTAGAGTGGCTGTTCGGTATGACAAGCGGAGGTAGCGATGGCCACTATTAAACTCCCCTTACCGGGGGTGCCGACAATGGCTTCGTGCCAAATACCGAGTTTCATGGTGTTCTCCCCTTCTACGCCCTCCCACAGCTATTGGACGACTATTTCTTTTTAGCTTTCCACAGGAACAATGATGATGGTCAAGGTTGGATCTGCTCCGGTGCTTTGAGCAAGGGCAGTGAGTTCTCCTGCCAAACCCCCCGAGGGGTCAGATGGTTGAACTTCATGGGCATTTAATTCAGTGTTTTCCGCAGTCTGGTCTTCAGGCATGGGGATCTCCTTAGTAAGAGGTTCAGAATCTTCTCCGGTATCCGTCGCTTGAGAGAGATCCGGTAGAACAAGGGGTAAAAGCGAACTTTCGTTTATGGGTGTGTTTTCTATGGTTTCTTCAACTACGGTTTCGGTGCGATCCCATACCAAAGAGGCAATCTCATCAGGATTGTAGGGAATCCTGATGATAGTGCCTTCTTTAAGTTGGCATTCAGTGGGCCATTCAGACACCCACACCCCATCTTTATTTGGGGGGAGTATCTGTTCCTGCACCAGCAGGGATATGTCGCCAGCCGTGAGCGTACAAGGCTCCATAAAGAGACACCCTCCAACCCCTATACTTCACCAAGCTATAAACGCCTTATCGGTGAGGGTTCTTCTTGGTTGCACACCATAGAATAGAGAATAAGCACTGGAAGAGAATGATGGGGTGTAGCGCAATTGGCAGCGCATCGGGTTGTTACCCCGAAGGTTGGTGGTTCGACTCCACCCGCCCCAGCCTTCCATAGCTTTTCTATTCTGAAAGGAGGGTGCATCCCTCACTGCCTTTTACGGTGTAATCATGAATAAATCCGATCTCACAGATCAATTTGCCAGTAAAGCGGGCATCCCGAAGGTCCGTGCCCACTCTTATCTCAACATCCTGTTTCAATTAATAGGGGATGCTTTGAAAGAGGGGGAGAAAGTAGTCATTTCGGATTTCGGTACTTTTACCGTATCTCGCCGCAAGGGATTTACTGGAAAGAATCCCCGTACTGGGGCCGTCATTGAAGTACCCCCGCGACACATTCCTATTTTCCGATGCGGGAAGGCCCTCAAGAAAGCACTGAACGGTGACTGATCAGACAACCGCTTCTTTGCGTCGAGCGCCTTCTTTATCGACGGCCCCCCGAATACGCTCCCAATCCTTCGGGTGGATGATGTTGCACGCATAAAACAAAGGGTGTCCGTTTATACAACGAGGGAAGGTTCCTTCCCGAACATCCCCCGCAAGAGTGCCCATATCTCTCCCCCACAGAGAGAAAATACGATCATGTCGTTCTACCCACTCGGCAGCAGCAACTTGAACATCCTGTGTTTCCCAATCCTTTACGGTAGTTTCCCACGCTGCCACAACATCGGCATATTCTTGGCGCATGGTAGCGATGCCTACTTCGTGGGCTTCCCATTTTTCTAGGGCTTTGTCGTACTCGTCCCGCAGCTTTTCATTCTGATCCTCAATGTCCTTCAAGTGTGCTTTCCACTCTTCTTCCTCGATATCGTCCCACTCCCATTTCAAGCGCATGTCTCTGTCAGAGGCCACCAAAGAAGGAAGGGAAGGCTTTTCCCGACATGAAGGATAAGCAGGGGCTTTCGGTTCTTCAGGGGGTTGGGGGGGTTCAGGAGGGGACTCGGACCCCATCATTTCCACACGTATTTCAGCAGAAGGGTGCAACGCCCCGAACATGACGGGCATAAACGAGAGAGATACTTGGGAGGGGTCCATTTGAGCAGACGTGACAATATGACAATCCACGATCCCCATCACGTAATGCCGCAAACTCTTTTGATTCAATCTGGGCACCGCCATAATAGGGCGCGGCTCCAAGACCACTTCTCCTGATTCACGGGTCCAAGTACGGTGTTCTCCCTCCACTAAGATCACGTCATGGGCTTCCATGAACTCTTGGGGAGAGGCATACACCATGTCAGGTGACACCTCGTAAGAAGCATCTACACAGGCATATTGAACCACAAAGAAATTGCTCATGGGTTTCCCATAGGGGTGAGGCATCTATGCGACCACCGACATGCCTCCCTGCTCGATGCTGAGTGGGGGGAACTACTGCCTTTTCTCCCGTGAGGGCCGAGGGATAGGGAATTGAGATACCGCCTGTTTACGTCGGCACTCCAATTGCACCCGTTCGTTCCCTTTACTTGGTCTTCTTTCACTCGCCCTTCTTGTTGGCCTCGTATTCTTCCTTGGCCAAACCCCCCAATGCACCGATGCTCCCCAAGAAGTCGCGAAGATTGTCATCCCCCTTCTTGGAGCCGGTGAAGAAGCCCCCGCTAATGCGAACGGCTTTCGCACCACCCTTGAAGCGGCCCTGCTTCATGGATTCACGGATTTCCTCGTCAGTCTCTCCCTCATAGGGAGAGGTGCCATCTGCAAAACGCCCATTCGGGCCAAGAACAGCCATTTTAGACCTCCTGTGGTTATCCGCACATGGCTTTGTCTCGCCATGCCTCAAAAGACTGACGCAGCATCGCTACAAATTCTGAATCCTCCAACCCGGTAGCCGTTCCACCATCGCTCCCGAAGTGGTTGTGCATGAGGGTGTGGGGATCAATGGGCATATCTTCATCGAACGGGTTGGCGTTGATGCTGACGATTTCGTAGTTGCCTTCCTCCGCAGGGAGAGTGTTTTCCTCACTCTCAGCCAAGACGGTAGAGGCATACACGATGACGTTGACACTCACAGCCTCCAGCTTTTGTCGTCCTTGAGCCATGACTGTCTTGCGAGGGGTTTCCCCTTCCTTACGGGCTTCGTAGGAACCCGCCAAAGCATCCCCTGCCTCCAAGCGCACCACGCCGGAATAGAAGGTGCCGGGAAGAATCTTCACAGGAATCTCCAGCACTCCTTCACGGTAGCCTTGCGTACCTTCTGCGAAGGCCGCTTCAGTAAGGCTGACGAGTTCATCGTCGGTTCCTGTGAAGTGGGAAAACCGGCTATCAGCGGTTTGCCTTTTCACAAAGGGATTCAGCACTATCATGGCACCACCTTTTTGCTTGGTTGGCTTACTTACGGGAAGAGGGGGGGTCGGGAACCCCATTTTTTTCAGGAGTGGTAAAAACCAACCGGATTGTCCCTTTCTTATGGTTCTGGCGAATCCGCATAAGAGCCTTATCAGGGACTTGCGTCCCACGATTACCCATCGCTTCCCGAACCAAACTTTCTACTTCTTCCATTTCCAATAAAATCTGCATGACCATCTCAGCATCGTGCGGGATCACCGTCTTTACTGGAAATAAAATTTATTGACCCCCCTCCTTTTCGGGAGAGGCAGGACTATCTTCTAAGGAATCCATGCAGTAGGGAATTAGCGTAAGCCCAATCACAAGCACAATTCCAATGACAACTTTAGCTACTCCCCACCAATCCTGTCGGATGGGGGTTTCTCTAGTCGGGAGCCGCACCGTTGGAGCCTTTGTCTCGTAATGACTGCAAGACGGTACGAATAATTCTTTGGGGAACTTTTGGAAATTTCTGCCGGGTTTCTTTCCGGCTCGGTAACTCAACTTGTTTTTGAACCCACGCCTCTACCGCTTGTTTCTGCACGCGAACATCAAACAAAGTTTTCTCCACATTTGAGGGGGGTTTATTTACCCTACCCGTTCATCTCGCAAGCCATTCAAGATGTAGTGAGCGGTGCGTACTGGCACACCCCAAGCCTTCATGTTCTGTTTGTAGATATTGAAGAAGTTATCAAAAAGCCACGGGTTGTATATTTTGCCCCCTTTGAAAAGGTACAAGAGGAACCCTTTGGCGAGTTTTTCTGGGGTTTCAGTAGGAGGTAATTTGTACCCCCCATTCTGAATCCACTCTTTAAAGAGAGCAGCGGTGGGGCGAAGAAGATCTTTCTTGGCCCGTTCCCGTACTGCGGCAGCTTCATCCTCAAACTCTTGGTGGAACCGGGATTTGGCCTGATCCCACCGCATCATTTGGCGACTCATCTTACGAAATGCGTCCCGCTCATTCGCCATAACCCAGTCAGGAATCTGACCTTTCCACAACTTATTGAGGCGATACACAGCGTCCTTATAGGCGCTGTTTTTCTCATCATGGAGAGTAAAGTTGCGCTTGATATGGATACCCCCAGCCATCACTCGCTTGAATGTCTGCATATCTGAAGTGCCCCAGAGCATATCGATAATCTCTGAGTCCTCGGTCGGATCTTCTACCACCCACACCGTAGTCAGGGCTTTGGCTTCTTTCCCCCGAGGAAGGGCCGCATCCGAAATATCGTGGTCAGGTTGGAGCAGGTGCTCATTCTCCTCTGCATCAGAGGTGCCGTAGTCGGGTTGAAGCATGAGTGGGCTGCCACCATAGGCAGCGTGGAGTGAAGCCACCCGAACAGAACTCGCCCTCCGTGCTCCAGGGAGGGTCGCTGTCTTCCAGCCCGTGATCCGAGAGTCAAGGGTCCGAATATCTTGTTCAAGATCAGAGATAGCTTTGGTTCCCTGCTTGATAGAGATGTCTTGATACCGGGCATATTCGGAGTCGCCGGGTTGGAGTGTCTTTTCCCAACGACGACCTTTATCAACTGTGATGGGGTCAGTACCCCGCTTCACGCGGGCGAGTTCTCTTTCCACCCCCTTCTTGTAGGGGATCACAGCTTGGTCACGATAGTCCTTCGTCCCTTCAGGGCTCACCTCAAAAGCAAGATAGCCGGTGCCGAAACAAGGGCCAGTGTGCCATGTGTTCCCGTAGGAACCCCATTGGCGTTGACCCTGTACCTGCCAGCCATGCCGCATGATGCGCTCCCCACGCCGCAGCTTCACATTATTGAAGCACGCGGGACACGTCCCAGTGCCGTCCAAGGACCGTGCGCTGGCGGGGGCTGTGGCCCGAGCCACTTCTTCGGCCCCCATGCTGTCGAGGTATGCGGCTGCGTCATCTTGGATGCCATTTTTGTAGGCCCAGGTCCAGAACTTCGCCATCTTCCACTTGATTGGATCTTGGTATCGTCCTCGGTCATCGGGAGAGAGAGGAAGGAGAACAGACGCACCCGACGAGTTGGTGACCTCGTATGCTTCTACACCGACCCACCATCCAGTGACGACAATGGACTGCTCTCCCCCGAAAGACCCCCACCCTCTCTCCGCTGGGTAAATGGCTTCAAGGTAGTAAATCTCGTCCACCTTGGGATGGGGGGGAGGCTTGCCCTTTGTTGCCTTGGTCGTGAAGATCCTGTAGGCGCGTTCTGCTCTCTCTGGGGATTTGAAGGATATGTACTGGGGTTCTTTGGTCCCTCGGTAGCCCCACATCCCATCGGGCTTCAGCATCGCGACAAGAAGGGGCTCAATGTTCTCATTGTCGGGCACCCGGAAGGCCGCCGTTGTCTTTCGGATCGACCACCCCAGTAGCGGTAGGGCTTCTTCCAGCACGTTGATGTTTAAAGTCCCTTTGCCCTTCCCGCGAAGGCGTGTGAGGAATTTGGTGACAGGTCCAGATGCGCTTGCCATTCGGGAGGAGGCTCCATGGTCAGCGCAGGACTTCTTCTTTCCCTTCATTTTGCCCTTCCAATAAGATTTGGCATCGGATCTGGCCTCGGGAGATTCTTTCTTGTTCTTCTGTCTCCATCCTGGCATCTGCCAGTCGGCCAGCCCACCACAGAAAGCCCCCGCACCGTCGCCAAAGGGTTTCGTCATCTTGTCGATGCAATCCCAGACCTTGTGCTCCGGGGTCGTGCCGGTCAGCGTTCCCCAAAATTTCTCCACAGACTTGTCCGTCCAGCCTTTCGGGAGTTTCTTCCACTTCTTGGCCACGCGAGAAGGGAGAGGGGAGATAGTCTTCATACCCCTTTAGATTGCATAAAGAGTTTATCGGTATAGTGGGGAGTCCAAAGGAGGGTGGTGTGCCGCTCTATGAGTACAAGTGTTCCAAGTGTGGCCACCGTTTTGAAGAACTGCGTCGGCACGCGGATTTAGAGCGAGAAGCAGACTGCCCGAAGTGCAAAGCCAAAGTGTGTAAAAAGCAAATTTCCCAAACCAGTTTCAGTCTTAAAGGCGGCGGTTGGGCCTCTGACGGATACGCGGGATAAAGCCCAAAACTACCCTTGACATGCGTATAGGGATAGTTAGTAGAAAGGCTCTTTCCCTATTCAGAAGCCCCGTAAAAAAACGGGGTTGTTTTACGAGAGCCCCATGCTTGAACAACTGCTTTTATTGCCTTTCACTTCCCTCTGGATCTTGTCTGCCGCCGCAATGGCATACGAGTTGCGGGATCATGATTAGCAGACCGGACGCAGCCTAGAAGCGTTTTGATCCTTTTCCCTTGAGGGGGCGGGGGTTTTTTCGCCTTTGTGAAAAGCATTTGTTTCTTTCAGATGAGAAACACGCTTAGGGTGCTGGGTATCGCTATACCAGGGGTGTCCTGGCATGTAGTCATAATTGCACATGGGGTTTACTTATTTTGAAGGTGTTTCTTGAAAGTAGGGGAAGGTTCCAATTTCTTTTTCCCTTCTGCATAGGCGGTCGCGTCCCGCGCTTCTTTTAGGGTGAGGGCACGAACTTTGGCCTCTCCCTCACGCATCTTTACCAGCATATTGCGTAAACCGCTACTCATCTTGCTGTTCCCGAACATCGTCATTTCGCCTGTATCGCGATCTTGCCAACGAGAGGTGAGTCCGGTTGCCGCAGGTTTAATGGTCTTCACTACTTCCGGGTCCATTGATTGAATAGCCATCTCCCACACCATGTCTAAATACATGCCCGCTGCCACCTCAACCGGCTTGAAATCATAGATAGTGGGTTGGCGTTCTTTGTAGAGTAAGAGACCCGCCCCCGTCCGAAGTTCCAAGTCTATGTAGTAGAGGGGTTTCGGCACTTCAGAGACATGTGGCTCATCAAAAGTCATCCGAAAGTGAAGAGCAACCCTCAAATCCCCTATGATGACTTGGGGTTCGGCAATGACCCCCCACCCCTTGACGTGTACCCGTAAGTCCCCACTATCCACTAGACGAGAAACCACTTCCTGTTCAACGTCAGACATAGGGGTGTAAAGACTCGTAGCCCTACCTCCTCCGAATGGGTTTTTATCGCCCATGTGTCCTCCTATAAGAGCTACTTTACCCGGACAGCGCCGTTATATAGCAGGCGCGTTTTTTTCCATCCCGCACCCCACCGTAAAATTGTACCTTTTGCTGCCGAATTGGGACGCTGGCGGTAACCATTTCACTGCGATGGAGAAAAAAACTTT